TAGCCGCTAGAGCAGACCAAGCGGCTATGGATAGAGCTAAGTTTGGTGCTGGTTTGTTTGGCACAGGTGGCGAATTACTTGGACAAGTTCCTCGTTTAACAACTGCTGGTTACGGTCCATTAGAAGCTCAGTTAGGTTTGTTAGGCACAACAGAGAGACTAGGACAAGACCCGTTCAGATTAAGCCAAGAACTTGCCGGGCGTTATTCTACCGCAGGTGCAAACGCAGGTAATCTGTATCTACAGCCACAAGCTGCTGCTGCAACCGCCTATGGTAAATATCAAGGATATAGTCCAATGGGTACAGCCCTTAGCGGTGTTGGTTCCAGCATTAGCCCGGGCGGAAGTACTGGTGACTGGTTTAGCGGTTTGTTTAAGTCTTCTGGTCCAGAATTGTTGGCAGGATAAGGAAAAATCATGGCAGAAATCGTAGGTAGTTTATTCGGAGTATCTCCTGAGCAGTTAATGCGTCAGCGTCAAGCTACAGATGCGTCTAATGCTTTTCGTTACGCACAGTTAGACCCACTAGAGCAAGCTAAAATGTCCATTTACCAAGGTGGTGCTGGTCTAGGACGAGGATTACAGGGTTTACTTGGTGGCGACCCTGAGTTAGAGAAAATCTCTCAAATTAAGCAACTGTCTTCACAGTTTGATTTAACAACTGCTGAAGGCGCTAGAGACTTTGCTCGTGCATTGCAACCGTTTGCACCACAAGAAGCAATGATGGCTGCTCGTGAAGCAGAGCGTATGGAACAGGCTGGACTGACTCGTCAGAAGTCACAGCTAGATATTACTAGAACCGAAGGTCTTATATCTAAAGAAGACGCTGCTGCTGCACAGAATGAGCAGTTGCGTTCGGAGTTGTCTGCGGCAGTGCAACGTGGTGCTTCAAGACAAGAAATAACTCGCATTGCAGCAAAGTATGGCTCTGCTGATAAGATTCTACAAG